TCCGATTTCATCAATACTTGTAGTAAAGTCGGTTCCAACCACAGCAATTTGTGCTGTAGGTGTCGATACTTTAATATTACTTTTCTTTATCTTCCCACCGAATCCTGAAGCAAATCTAGCGGTGCCTTGTGCCATTCGTATGGCCATTTTGGATTTAGAAGGGTCGGGGTCGTAATATACCTCGTCAATCCAAACCTTGGAGTGTTCTGTTAAGTCCAGTCGTTCTTCACCTTTGAACTCAATCTTCATTCTCCCATTCTGAGTTTGTGCTGTATCATACATCAACACATCAGGTTCAGTATTTGCACTGACAACAGAAGACTCTCCGTCTCTCTGAAGTCCTGCTGAACCCTTATATTCTATAATCTCACCTATCGGTTCAGCTGAAACTGAACCAATAAGTAAAAGACTACTCGCCAGAATCTTTCTGAACGATATCAATATTTGCATTAGAAGTCACGAAAGACACATCAATAATACCACTACATGACTGACCACTTGGACAACCTGTAGTTCCACTTTTCTGAATGATATCTATATCATTTGAACCACCAGTTAAGATTGCAGTGATTTTGTTATCAGTTGCATCTGATTGGTTAGTGTTAATATCATTTGAATCTCCAGTAATAGTCCAGTTCCAAACTGCATTATCACTATCTATTTTAGTAGTGAATACGTTTGAATCTCCAGTTAACACTAAATCCCAGTTAAGGTATTCTGCAGATGCATCATATCCGACATCAATATCGAATGTATTTGAATCACCTGTCACAGTTCCTAACATGTTTAAGTTATCTGCACTACCAACATATCCTACGTTCCAATCCATTGAGTTAGAGTCACCAGTAAAAGTTAAATTTACTGTTGAACTATCTGCAAGGAAAGGCCCGAACAACTTATTGTTATCTCCGTCTTGTAATAATGTTAAACTGTTAGATGCACCAGTGATAATCATATCAGCAGATGTTCCTGAGAAATCATCTAAACCGACTTTGTTTCCATATCCCCTCTGAGTGAAGTTCAATATTAAATTGTCACCTGTCTGTTGTATCCAAATCTCGTTATCATCTGCACCAGCAGATACGAAACCAGTTAACCCTAATGATAAACATAATAAAAGAAGTTTATTCTTCATTTTGTTTTTCCTCTATATTGTGAAGTTCGTTTCTCCCATGAGTTCCATGAGGGTGACGATGTCCACTTTTTATTTCCCAAAAACCTCTATCGTGTCCTTGGTATATTAATTCTAAGACGGCAAGTTCAATTGCAGAACGAGTCGCTTTTGTGACTCCTTCGTTTTGTGCTACACCATCTTCTACTTCCACTAGTTGAGTATCCATATCCACGAACTTGAATACATCATACCCACCACCCGTGCTAAGAATCGTCTTCTTAGTTTGGACGTTTAATAATATTTCACCAGTAAGTGTTGAAATTCCTCTCAAACTTACAGTCACCACATCTCTCCTATAGGAGTTTGATGCACCGATGCCTAATGTTCTTGCACCTCGTCCACCACTTTCAATGTTAGTGTCATAACCAACTATCCCTCCGTCAAGAAGGATGCCAGCAAATAAAAGAGGTTGAATTCCTGTTGGGGAATCTTCATTACCTTCTTGATTTGCAAAGTCTTCTCTTGCACTTCGTATGATTTGTCTCTCTCTTACAAGTGCATCTAAATTTGTTCTCTCTACTACTCTAAACCATTTACCTTTTCCAGCAGTCTTAAGTGCATCAATCAAGAATGCTTCTGCACCTTGGGTCACTGCAGTTGAGAATGATGCAACTCCGTCCATTCTCTTCCTTTGTCCTGTCTTATCTAAAAAACCATACACTGCAACAATAGGCATTGTCTCTGCAGCTGGTAAGTTTGAAAGTTCTTGATAGGTTGGTATCTTCACAACCTCTGCATCTTCAATGCATGAACCTACTCTCTGCATAACTGTAGAATCACAAGTGTCTTGCATAGACGGAATGCTTGCACACCCACTAGTGAGCAAGACCATAATTAGTCCTACTAATCCTACATTTTTCATTTAGAAACTTCCTGTTCCAACTGGTATATCTAAAGTTGTTGTCGTTCCGTCTTCTGCTACAATGGTTAACCTAATAAATTCTGCACCATCTTCACCAACCAATTTTTCGTATGTGACTGTATTACCTTCAATAGAGAAGACACCATATGATGCAGCTTCTCCGTTAGAGAACATATTTTCTACTAACTGTTTTGCTATCTGAGCATAAATTCTGCTCTCTACGTTCCTTAAAAATTTTGCAAGGGTAGTATTTTGTGCTTCCCTTTCTGCTTTTGCAATTCTATCTTCTATGTCTTGTGCTATCTTGTCACGTCTTGATTTTTCTTGATTCTCAATTGTAAGATAGTGTGATGATTGTCCTATTCCACTGAATGAAGGACTTTTGAATTTGTGAACTATTTCATCTGCACTTACACTAAGTGCAAAACAAATACTAATTATTACTATTGTCGGTTTTATCATCTGTCATGTTTCCTCTCTTTTTTTGGTTCTCTTTGTATTCGAGAACTACGTCTACTTTTTGTTGTAGACGAATCAAGTCTTGGTCTAACATTCGCACTTGGTCAATCACTTTTATCAATGCAAAGTGTTGTTTTTCGATTTCGGGTTCCAATTTTTCACCCACAAACCACCAAACATAATATACGAAATATCCAAGTCCAACCATCATTACGATTGGAAATCCATAATCAGAAATAAGTTGTGCAATATTTTCCACTAGTCCCTTCTCACGTCTAGTTTCCCGTCTTCTATAAAGTTCTCTGCACGTGCAATTCTCTCTATATCGGGTCTGAGTTCTAAGGCACTTGACACTAACATGTCTATCTTAATCATTTCGTTAGACATTGTTCTTGCACGATTCTCTAAACTCTTACAAAACATGGTAAGGGTCTTGATAGAATCAACGACACCTTCGAGTATTTGTTTGATAACTGTAAAAATAAAGAAACCCATCACTAGACTTCCAGCAATCGGAGCTCCCACGTCACTTATCAAACCAAATATATCCATACCTTTATTTATACTTTGAATTGTCTATAGACAATAAAAAAGGGTGCAAAGCACCCTTTTTGTTATTACGTTCAGTTTATAACTGTTTTCGTAATTCACTTATAACATCTGCTTTAGAACCACTCTTCTTGACTTTAAGACTCTTCTTATCTGCCATTTCTAAGAGTTGATTTTTAGTAAGTTTCTTTAATTCTGCAACACTTGGTGTTTTAGGTTTAGGTGCTGGTGTCGGTTTTGACACACTTGAACCTTTATCCTTCTTATTTTGAATAAAGTAAACAATACCTACAACAGCTATTATTCCAATTATGATTTCCATTACATTTCCTCAGTTTATTTTTCTAACAATGGATTTTTATTCTTGGCTTTACCTATTACTAGTGCAAGAACTTCTAGGTATTTGTATACCTTTGCCCATATCTTATCATCTGCGGGTGTTGGTGTCAAAGCGACAATAACACTACAAATAGATATAACGACTGGAATTACCATAAGTAAGTTCCAAATCCCCATAATAAAGTCTATTATGCTTGATAACATAGTTTCCTCCATTTGTCATTTATTTATAACAGTTGTATTTAGGAATTTTGGGAACCGATTGAGTATTTTGTTGTCAATTTCCATTCGGATTTCTCTCTAAATGGTATAATTTTTATCTGACTTAGGGGTGCTTTTGGGTCTTCAATTTGTGTCTTATTGACTACAGATACTAGTTTCCATTGTTCTAAAAGTGACACTATAGTGTTTCTTCGTGCAATATCTGACTCATCAAGATTAGAAGGTTTACCATCGAGTTTGAATAACTCTTTGAAATGTGTGATATAATACTTACCACGTTTGTGTAGAATATGACAAGACTGAAATAATTCCTTATCCTTTCTTGATGCGACACCTATTCTAGAAAGTGTTTCTCTAATTTTTAAAAAATCGTCTTTTTCGGGGAATGTGACCTCTACTAGGCCTTTTACTATTTCTTCTTGGTTATCCATTATCTCTACCACCAGTTTTCATACTGTTTTTCAATTCACGATATTGTTTTTCAGATAGTAAAGTTGCATATTCTTTTGCTTCTTTTGTTGATATCTGATAATAATCTTTAATTATATCGAGTTTTTTACTAACGTAAGGTTTACTCCACTTGGAGAACCTTTGACGTTTCCTAAGAGTATTTAGGAAAAAGACATATTGAAGACGATTGTCTACACCATGTCTAATGTTCATTTCGTTAGTAAGAAAAACAGAATCTTGGTGATAAGATAATGCTTTGTTTATTAAGAATGGTTGATATGATTTCTCTTCGATATCATCAACCATGATATCAGTTTTATCGGAAGAGACCGATTTTACAAAATCGAATGGATTTCTTTTAGACATTAAGTGCTTCTTATATAAGAATCAATTAAGGCTTGTCCTTTCAATGGAGTTCCAAAGATATAGATTTCTCCGTTGTCTAAAGTTCTTTTAACTGTTTCGTCATTGTATTGAATATCTAAGACACCTCTTCCATTTTCAGTGTCTTGTGGTCTTGTATCATACCACATTGAATTCAGTGAATGTGCATGTGCAGATTTAACACCCTTTGACCATGCTTCTGCTTCTATTTTAAGTCTTTGTTTTTCGACTCTCTCATCATATTGTGTCATTTTCTCTCCCCTTTTTAAACTGTTTATCTGCACTTCGTTGTAATGATTTTTCGACTTGATTGTCTAACCATCTAAAAAACCATTGTCTTAACTTTCCCATTATGCCTCTTTGTTTGGATTCCACATAACTAGGTTTTTAGTTTTGAGTCTGTTTGCAACAATAGTATATCTGTTTTGTTCATCTTTCCATTCTTTTAACCATTTGTGTCCGTCTCTCTCTGCATCTATAAAGATTGCATTAGTGAATGCCATTGGTAATAAAATACCTACATGGATAAAGATACTTATAACTGTATTGTAGTTAAACATTCCTAGATAGTTTGCAGCTAAGAATCCAAAGAACACACTCCATACAGTGAACAAGACTAACATAAAGTATGTCTGTAAACTCGGGTCGGGAATCAGTGATAGTGGATTGTATCTCACGTCCATTACTCTTCTCCAACCATTTACAAAACTCATAACAGTTCTTCTAAATAAACTTGGTTTTTTCATCATTGGTTCTATTTTACTCATTTTATTCTCCTATGTGATTTCTCACAAACTCTTTTACTACATGAAGTCCTACTGACAACCATGTAATTACTATTAGACTCCACACTAATAGTTCAATCACTTGAACTTACACTCAGACATAATCTCGGTAAGACATGCAACGAAATTGATTTCACTATCCATTGCAAAAGCAGACTTGTATTGATAGTCTGCAATAATCAAAACACTTGCTGGAATACTAGAAGGTTCTAGTCTTTGTTCAAGTGTATTAAAGACTTTTCTAAACAAAGTATCAAAATCATTATCACTATTTTGTGCAACCCACTTCCTCATAGAAGTCCAGTTCTTATCCTTCATCATATCAATAAGTGGTGTTAGTTTCTCTTCGGCTAGTGTTGCAATAAGACCAGTGTCTATTACACCACTGACTCCATATCTTTGAACCTCGTTGATACACCTTCTGAAATCGGGGAAGAACTTTAATATAAGTTCAACCAAAACCTTTTCGTCATACTTAATACTTTCGTTATCACAAATTTGTTTAAGTCTTGAAAGGAATATTCCAGCAAGTTGTTGTTTATCACTGGGTGTTAGTTTGAAGTCTATGACTGTTGTTCTTGAATGTAGTGGTTTAATAATTCTATTCTTGTAATTACAAGTAAAGATAAATCTACAGTTCGAAGAGAACTCCTCTATGAAGTTTCTCAAGGCAGGTTGAACTGAGTCTGCAGAAATGTAATCTGCTTCATCAAGGATAACAACCTTTGACCCACCACTAAGTGAAACTGTAGATGCAAAGTTTTTAATTTTAGTTCTTAAGGTATCAATCAAACGACCTTCGTCTGACCCATTGATTACTATAAAGTCTGCACCCAGTTCGTTGCATAGTGCTTTTGCAATTGTTGTTTTACCAACACCAGCAGAACCACATAACATGAGATTTGGTATCTCTCCCTGTTTTACAAATTCTCTAAAAGTATTCTTAATACCCTCGGGTAGTATCGTGTCCTCAATTGTTTGAGGACGATACTTTTCTACAAATAAAAATTCATTCATCATAAGAAGTTAAAACCCCTCCGAATTAACTGTCATAAGAACCCTTGAAGATTGATGAGATGTCTTATGTCCCGTATGCATTGCAGAGACTATTGCAATACTTACTCTATTATATAGGTTAAACATTGTATTTTGAATCAGGCTCCAATGCAATAAAGTATTCTAAATCCACATCTTTGTTTTTAAAGTGTGAGATTCCTTTTGAAGAAACTAGAACTTCATAGTTTCCATCTAATACTTTAAGGTTCTCAATCTTAAAGTTCATAGTGTATGAAACACCATTTCCTTCACCCACGATTCTTGAGAATGTGTTTGAAGTTGCATTCTTCTTATCAGTCACTTCCAATTTAATTGTAGTTCCATTTGAAGAAAGAATTAAATCTCCGACACCTAGAACACTTGCTGCTTTCTGCAACTCGTTTAGAAGTGTAGAAGAGATATCAATACCGATTTCTGCATCAGGCATTGTTATCATTTTTTCGGGTGAAGTCACCATTCCTTCACTTGCATAAAAATACGCAAGACTAGAATTTGTGTCTGCAACTGTTAGACTTGCATCACCGAAATTAAAATCGGGGTCTTCCAGTAAACTGGTTGCACCTAAAAACTCTGGCAGATTGTAGATACTGAAATCTTGAGGAAAGTCCTCAGACACAGTTGCAACTGCAAGAATGTTTTTCATATTAGAGATTGTTTGAAGTGTGTTTCCACTACTTACTTTAATCCCTTGGTTTATTGTTGAGAAATTTTTGAAGATATTCCTCGTATCATTACTAATTTTCATCACTTGTTAGCCTCCTTTATCGCTTTGTCGTGAACGTGAAGCATGAATAATGCATAGTGTAATACTTTAAGTATATCTGCACGATTCTTCCCACCTTTTTTTCCGTATCTTTGGGCATACTTTAGTATGTTCCCGATACAAAATCCTTCCCCATGACCACTGTCAATTATAAATTCAGTGGACTGGTATTTGTTTAAACTGTAGTGTTGGTCATAAGTTGTATCAATATACGTGGAGAACTCTTTAAGAAGTTCTCCCTCGTCATATTTGTAGTCAATTGGTTTTGACTTAGTCTTAAATAATCCCATACTAGTCATTATACTCTGAAGACTCAGTTTCGTCAACTGGGTTTTCTGCATTCAAGTCTACTCCAGCATCAATCTTGGAGTAGAGGTCGAGGATACTATTTCTAGTCTCTTCGTCAAACCTTGAAATACACATAGTGATTGACTTCAGTTTGTCGTCAAACATTCTGAATGCATTCACAATGTGAACCAATCTTCTAGTGGTAATAACATCATCAATC